CTTCTTCGTGGCCTTTGATCGGGTCATCAATGACGCCGAGGTCAAGCCCTTCACCAGTGATTGATCCTCGCACGGTTGTATTGCGAAAGACGCCCTCGCCGCCAATGATTTCGACAACCTCGGTGTTGCGCTGCTTGCTGTCGGTTCGATCAGGTAGGCGCACGTCGGGAAACGTCAACTTGAACGGCTCGGCGTCTAATATCCGTTGCAGTTGCAGGTTTGCGCGAGTGCCAAGGCGGCTTGAGAAGCTGGCATAAATGGCCCGCGTGTCTGGGTGCTTGCCGATCACCCAAGATATAAAATCAACGGCCATCATTGATTTGCCGTGTTGTGGTGGCGCTTGGATCAGCAGTCGCGGGCGCTTGCCGTCGATCATGTCGTTGTAGAACATTTGCAGATGGTGGGCCGCGTCCTTCTGCCACCAGCCTTTTTTGATGTTCGGATGGATGAACTGACGATAGGCCCAGAACGACCTTCTCGCCTGTTCTGCCATGCCAGCTTGCATCAAGTCCAAGTCGGCTGTCGTCAACTGGCGCGACATTTCTACTCGTCCAGAATGTTTGTGGGAATGCCTCGGCGCTTCATTTCTTTTTCCAATGCGTCACCAGATAGCCCGATGGGTGACATGCTGCCATCGCTTGATGTGTTGTCCACGACTGTTTTCTCTGACCATCCGCCGCGTGTTTTCATCCAGAAGATCATCGCCGTCACATCGCCGCCCATGCCTTTAGCGTATAGCGATCCGCCCATATTGGCGTTGGCCTTGGCCGTCGATTGATCCAGTTCCTCGCGGTAATGCTTGCGAAGCGTCTTGGCGTCAATTGACAGAATGTCAGCGATGACTTCTTGCGGTGTTCCAACTGTCGCGTGTAGCTTTACTGCTGCCCGCTTGTGGTCTGTTGGTTCGTGTTCTTTACCTTGAGACATTGGCTTAATCCTGCCCCCGCTCGGCCTTTAGTTCGGCTAATGTCTGGCCCGTTGCCTCAAGCGTTGCTGTCTCGCCTGTGAACTCCTGCCATCGCGTGATGATTACGTCGCAATACTTGGGGTCGAGTTCCATCACAAACGACTGACAACCCATTTTTTCCGCTGCGATTACTGTTGTCCCTGTGCCGCCAAATGGCTCAATAATCTTGCCGCCGTGTGGGCAGAAATTCTTGATGCCTTCCTGAACTAGCGCAATGGGAAAGCACGCCTTGTGGCTTTCGTGGTTCGCGCCGTGGTTGCTAATTTTCCACAGGTTCTTGAGGCATTCCGTGCGGTTCTTGTTTATCTTGAACTTGCCCTTGCAGAGAACGAACACAAATTCATAAATGCGCGTCAGGTTGTCACCCTGCAATGAAACAGCCATCGCCTTTTCCCAGACGATAGTTTCAACAAGCGGCATAGACTGCTTAGCTGCGTGAACAACGTCGATATATTCGCTCGGGCTGTTCTTGTTGTAGTTGATATTGTAGCAGCACACAAAATCAGCCGCAGCCACTGTCGCTATCGTTGCGATGATGTCGGCATGGAATTGGATATATTCGTCGCGGGTGCGGTCGTCAGCGTAGCCGCCCTGATACATGGACTTTCCAGCGCCAGAATCGAACCTGCCGCCTAGCTTGGTGCCAGACTGGTTGTAGGGTGGCGATGTAAAACAGAAGTCGGCCTTCTGTCCATCCATCAGCTTATCAACCGCGTCGATGCTGGTGCTATCGCCACACATTAACCGATGCCTCCCAAGCAACCACACGTCGCCCTCTACGGTAACTGAAACCTCTGGCGCGTCAGGCACGGCGTCCTCGTCGGTCAATCCCTCTGTTGGCTCTGCTAGGAACCCCGCGATTTCGTCAAGGTTAAAGCCTGTCAGTTCAAGGTTGAAGCCTTCGCCTTGTAAGTCCTGCAATTCGACCTTGAGCATTTCTTCGTCCCACCCTGCGTCGAGTTCAAGGCGGTTGTCTGCGATGACGTAGGCACTGCGCTGGGCTTCCGTCAGGTGGGCCGCGTCAATGGGTGGCACTGTTTCAAGCCCCAACTTTTGCGCTGCCATAACGCGGCCATGCCCCGCCACGATCCCTTTGCTGCCGTCCGTGATGATCGGATTGAGAAAACCGAACTCGCGAATGCTGGCGGCGATCTTGTCCACTTGTGCCGCGCTATGGGTGCGGCTGTTGCGGGCATATGGGATCAATTCCGCGACTGATGCCTTTTTATAGGCGGGAAAGTTTGCTTCGGTCATGTGGCCTCCGTTGTTGTTTGGCATGTTATTTTATTGCGTGGTGTTGGTCAAGCCATTCAAGAAAACGGCCCACCCGTGGGAGGGCGGGCCAGTAGGCAGGGAGGTGTTATGCGACGTTAGGCGATGCTGTGGTGCTGGTCAAGCCAGCGGTTGCCATTGCTGGCTTGGCGGTGTAAGTTTGTTGCAGTCAGTTAGGTGCTTCTCCACCCGATCTGGCTTGGCGGGTTGAGGTGCGTGGTGGCACTTCCCCGCCTTTTCTTTGGGTGAATGTCATTGCTTTGCCAACACCCTTTCCCGCTTGCATTCTTTGCAACTTTCCCAGTTGCCGCTGATCAGTGCTGCAACCCAAATATCTTTCGTGTGTCCACACTTTAGTTTTGCCGAAAGTTTTTGCCCCGACCTTTGCGTCTCGGAAAGGAATGTTGCCCCATGAGTTTTCAACAATTCTTGATAGAACTTTTTGGTTTCTGGCTTGAATGTCATTTGATGATCCTTTGAAATGTTTGTTATTTTATACAATTAGAATGAAACAATTGTATGAGTCAAGGTTATTGTTTTAAATTTTTGCCACAATCCAGCCGATCATTAAAAGCCTTTTATTTGCTTCCCCTTAACACACCCCAAGAAGAACAAGAAAAAGAGACCCTATAGAGACTCTCTAAGAATATATAGAAAAAAATATGTGTTATAACAGAGTTCCCTTGTTTTGTTGGTGTTTCGTGCGCTTTGAGCGGCGACTAAATGCCATCTGAATTTTAGTAAATTTTAATGCCCACGGCATTCTCAATTGCGGTGCCTATTAAAATCTATTCAAAATTTGTAAGGTTTGCACATTTGATCACCCTTGCAATCTCATTGCAGTTTGGCCTATGAGTTGAGCAACGCCACCACTGAAACGGAGAGACTGATATGACCACCAGAACCACCCATGACTTTGCCAAGGCTTATGTTGCTGCGGGCTTGGCCCTTGTGCCGATCCCTGCTGGCAGCAAAGCACCAACAACATTCGGCTGGCAAACCAAGGCTGCACCCGCTGACTTCTGGGACAAGAACCCGACCCATAACATCGGGCTGTTGCACGCGCTGTCTGGCACTGTTGCGCTGGACATTGACCACATGGAGAACAGCAAGACGGCATTGGCCGCGCTTGGGATTGATCTTGCCGATCTGATCAAGAGCGCCCCGCGCATCATTGGTCGGCCTGATCGGGGGAAGGCGATATTCAAAGCGCCGATTGGCTTTGCCCTGACGACCCGCAAGATCAGTTGGCCCGTTGACGGTGACCCGCGCCGAACCGAGGTTGTGTTTGAATTGCGGGCGGGGTCGGTGCAGGACGTTTTGCCGCCGTCGATCCACCCTGACACGGGCAACCCATACGAATGGGCGGGTGCTGATTGGCGCGACGGCTTCCCAGAATTGCCGCCTCAGTTGCTGATGATATGGGATGAGTGGGATCGTTTCCGCCCGCAGTTGATGGACGCTTGCCCTTGGAAACGTGCGCCTGAGTTTGTGCCGCCTCGCAAGGTGCGCCCGATTGGGGATCAAGGCACATCTGTGATCAGCGCCTACAATGATGCGCACCCGATTGACGCTGCCCTTGAGGCGGCTGGCTATAAGCGGGTGGGCAAGCGTTGGCTGTCACCCAACAGCACCAGCGGCATTTGCGGCGTTGTTGTGTTCGATGATGATCGGGCATTCAGTCACCATGCATCTGATCCGTTTGACCCAGCCCATACGTTTGATGCATTCGACCTGTTCTGCCACTATCAGCACATGGGCAACGTGGGAGCTGCCGTGCGGGCGGCTGGCGAAATGCTGGACATCAAGTCGCTGCCGACGATTGACCACGACGAGCGGGAGCATATTGCGCACGGGCGCAAGGTTGCGGAAAGCTGGCGCAAAGCACCATCAGCGCAAGCGATAAAGACCACGATTGGGGTTGATGACGTGCCGCCTCACTTGCTGACGGTGCAGGGGATGCTGGGCGAGGTGGTCAAATACTCACGCAGCAAGAGCGTAAAGGCGCAACCACAGTTCGATGTCCAAGCCGCTTTGGCGCTGGGATCGGTGCTGATGGGGCGGCGATTTATGACCGACTACAACAACATGACCAGCCTTTACTTTCTGAACATCGCGAAGACAGGGACGGGGAAGGAAAACGCCAACAACGTGATTTCAACGCTTCTGGATCGGGCTGGGCTGGATCATTTGCACGGCCCTGCGGGCTATACGTCCGAGGGCGGGGTGTTGTCGGCGCTGAACGATAAGCCGTGCCACATCGCGATGATCGACGAATTTGGCAATTATCTGCAAGCGGCTGGCAACAAAGGATCGGTCAACTTGCAACAAGCGTTTTCGATGCTGATGGAAGCGTTTGGTCGCCAGCGCGGCGTTTTGCAGAACCGCGGCTATTCGACGGTGGCGGTGACTGATAAGCAAAAACAATCCATGCAGATCAAAGTAAGATCGCCCAGCCTGACGATGCTGGCGATGACAACGCCCGACAGCTTTTACGATGCGATCACCTACAAAGATGCGGCGAGTGGATTTCTAAACCGCATCTTGACGGTTGAAAGTCGCTTGCCCTATTCCAAGTCTAAGAAGCCCGCCGCGATTGATCCGCCTGATCACCTGATCCAGTGGATGCAAGCCACGGCAAGCGCCGAGGGCCAAGGCGGCAATCTGTCAGGCGACAACGGTGCAGAGTTCCCGCCAACGCCTGTGATGATCCCCTTTAGTGCGGCTGCGGCTGATTTGCTTGACGCGATGGAGGAGGAGATCGTCGAGGCGCAGAACGGATCGGCCAAACAGTCTGACGCGGATATGATGATCAGAACGCGGGAGATCGCGATGCGGTTGAGCCTGATCGTGGCGCACAGCATGGGGGAAAAGGAAATATCTGTTCACGCAACGCGCTGGGCGATTGATTACACCACCTTCTATGCCAAGCGGACGCTTGAAATGCTGTCTGATCATATGAGTGAGGGCGACACGGACACGGTGCGCAAGAAATGCGCGGCAGCAATTAAGGCCAGCGGGCTTTCGGGCTTGAGGATGGCGGAGATGGTGAAGGCAGTTCCCGCGCTTGGCAACATGAACAAGATGGCCCGCGATAACCTGCTGGCCGTTGTTTGCGACGACTACGAGCATGTCGAGCGAGTGCAAGAACCCCCGAAAGGCGGGCGAGGTCGGCCATCAATCATACATCGATGGAATAATTCTTGAAATACCCTCTTGCACCTCAATCGCATTGATGCAATAAGCTTGCATAGTAGAAGAAGACAAAACAGGAGACCACCACGATGACAAATATCGAAACCCTTTGCCGCGATTGGATCGAAGCAAAGAAAGCAGAGGCCGCAGCGAACCGCCAGCGCCTTGCAATTGAAACCCAGATCGGCGCTGCACTCGAAAGCAAAACCGAGGGGTCAATCACCCACACTTTGGAAGAATACAAAGTCACCCTGACGCAGCCCGTCACGCGCAAAATTGATCTAGATCAATGGGCGCTTGTTAAGGGTTTGATCCCTGCCGAGTTTTGGCCCATCAAAACCAAAACCGAGGCTGATGTTGTTGGCATCAAATATCTGATGAAAAACAGCCCCGACGTTTGGGCCAAGATTGCCCCAGCTTTTGAAACCAAGCCAGCCAAGCTGGCCGTAAAATGTGAGGAACTGTGATGGCTTATGATCTAAGCAAACTGGCGAAACCAGACGGCAATCGCCCGATTATCGCCACCCTATTCGGTGAGGCGGGCGTGGGCAAAACAACGCTTGCCGCGATGTTCCCGAAGCCTGTTTTTATCCGCACCGAGGACGGAACGCAGAGCCTTGTCGGGCATCCTGATGTGTCGCTCTTTCCGCTTGCCGCGACGAGCCAAGAGGTCTTTGACCAGATCGAAGCCCTTGCAACTGGTGATCACGATTTCAAGACAGTGGTGCTGGACAGCATCACGCAGCTTTC